TTACGCTGTCCACCTGCCGCTTCCCATACCGGGGCTTCTTCCGTGCCCGTATTCACAAAAACCAAGATGTCCACACCGCGCATTCAATTCACTCTCCCTCTCTCGAATAGCCTTTATTAGTTGTTGTCGTCAAACGTGATTGCGCCGACCGTTACCGTTGTTACTGCGCTGTAGGTTACATTCACGATGTCGACCGCGTTGTTAAAGCGTGCTTTGTTGAATGGCCCGATCAATCTTTCTTCCGATGCCGGGACGGATACCGCGATGTCGACGTCAGTGCCATAGTTCGAAAGCACGATGGAATCAATCGTTACCGTTACTGCCGAACCCCCGCCGTTCTTGACGTAAAGATAGGTGTTGCCGTTGTTCTTGAACGTGTCGCCGCCAGCCGCCGCCGCCACATATGCAGGCTTGAGCCCTGTCAAAGAAACTTTCTGTACCGCTAATTCTGCCATTCAAATTACCCCTCTCATTGTTTGATATACACCCTAAACCGCACAATTCCATGATAGAACATGCCATCTTTGAACACTTCGACGAACTCGCGAACCATGCGCGAGACTTCATAATTGTTCATTTCAAGCCTTCTTTCAAGGGCCTGTCCGATCAAGTCGATAATGACCTTGCATTCCTTTTTCCCCGGGTACTGTGACCAAACGTGCATTGTGGCTGTGATGTCCTCGGCATAAAAGGTCTTTGTGGAATCGTCGTTCGATGTGTCGTCGCCTATTTCGATGTATGGATAAACGGCGTCTTCTTTCACAAAGTCATAAACGCCTGTTACATTGGACATTAATTCTTCGGATGCTTCGAGGCAGGATTTGATCGCAACTTGCAACTCCCACAGAGCCGTTTTCATACGCCCTTGATTCTCCTTACGCGGGCGATGAAAGCAGGGCGTTCTTCCTCTGAGGCACTAAACAGAAACGGCCTGCCTGCCATCCCTGCCCGTTGCCCGTAGCTGTATTCACTTGGAGGGTTTAAGTTCGAGGAACTTCCGCGCCGCCCCGTACCCCAATGGACGAACTTCGCATATTTGACGTTCGTCCCTACTCTAGCATTCAGGCCGTCAGCCGCGAACTCCATATTGATTGAGGCACGCAACCGCCCGGTATCAACCGGACACTTTATCTTTGCCACTCGCTGTATGTTAATGGCCGTTATTTGCACGGCCTTTTTCAGTTCATTCTGGACGTCTTGGCTATAAGCCCGGATGTCGCCAATCACGCCGCGCATATCGAGGTTGACCTTGATTGCCATTTTTACCACTCCCCGGTACTGCAACCAATTTCAATATAATTCTTTTTGCCAGATAATTCAATGACATAGTCAATCTTGAGGGCTTTTCCTTCGACCAAGAACCGCCCCTCTGTCTTGATAATGTCATTCCAACGAGTGACATAAGCGAAGCGCTTCTTCAGCACGGCCTTGCCCGAATCGCTGTTCAAGTCGCTTGATGCAAACTTGCTTTGGACTTCTGAGGCGAAGAAGCCGAACAAGGTTGTCCATTGCCTGCTTGCAATGCCGCCGCCGCCATCATCGACCGTCATTTCTCGTTGGTATTCAACCCATTTATCCATCTTGCCTATCTCGGGCACGCCCGCACCCCCTTATAAAAACATAGGGACATAATAATTTCTGACGGTCTTTTTGATTTGCTCGGGGAATGCGGCGGACACGTCGCCCCGGTGTTCATACAGGAAGGCGATAAGCTGTAATAATCCAAGCTTGATCGGCCCCGGAACCGCGCTCGCATCAGCGCCATAGCCGCAAACGTAAACGACGGAAAGGGCGGAAAACCCTCTGCCATGCGGCCACTCGCTCTCACGGTTATTCAACCAAGTGAAGTATTTCAACTGGTTTCCGTGTTGCGTGTATAGGGATTCATCGACCGTTTCCGTCGTCTTGTCGTATTGCGTCACTGTGACCGAAGTGATTGAGGCAACCGGGGAACGTTGCAAGCGGATAACCGATTCGCCGCCATCGAATGTTTCCTGTACGGTCTGCGTAATAAAAGCCCGGTTCAATTCAGCTTCCAACATCTCGCGGGCGGCCTTGATGTACATGTCGATCAAAGCGTCCTCTTGTGTGTAAGCAATTTTGAGATAGGCCTTTACTTCCTCGGACGTAACGGGCTCGACGGCAGGCGGCGTTATTACCTGCACGTACATACGGTTACTCCCCTTTCTTCTTCTCGGTCACGGGCTTTAATTTCTTGTTCGCCTCAGGGCCGTCTGTCGTGGCTTCTGCGGGTTTCTGATCTTCGCCGCTGTCTTTACCCTCGCCGTCCTCTTGCGGGGCAACGTCGCCCGATTCTGCTCGTTTGGCGTCGCTTTTCTCGTCAAGGCTCACCGCGTAGTCGCCTTTGACGAAAAGAACGCCCAACTCGGAGGGCACGCTGTATTCTTCACCCTCCGAGTAGGTGTTCACTGTTACACCGTCAGGGCTACCCTTGACGGTTTGAGTCATCTTGATATTCATTACGGATAGCTAATTGGCAGATGACGAGCCCCGCCAAGAACTTCCGTTACGGATACGACACTCGCGGCTGTGCCGATTGCTACGCGGACGCGGTAGAACCGTTTTGTGGGCTTCGTGATGTTCAAGCGGTCGGAGAACACGGCTGTCTTTGCCGTAATCGCTACAGGCTCGCCAGTCTCAGCGGTTGTGGCGTCAACCCAAGTCGAGCCATCGTTGCTGTACTGTACTTTTGCGTTGATCGTGCCGGACGCGCCGACCGTTCCACAGGAAATGAGGTACGATACGTTCGAGAACCCCGCGAGGTCAGTTGCCGTGCCGTCAGCGTTTCCTACCGCTTGCGAAGCGGCCGCAATGTGCTGAGAGATTTTGATATTAGACTTAATATCGTGCATTGGCATTTGTTTTCACCCTTTCTCATTTGTGTGGATAACTTTGTGTATAACTTAGGCCGCCATTTAGACGGCCCGGTCATTAGGTGCTGATTTTGATCGGAACAAACGCCTCGTCCATTTGGACTTGTCCGCCGACACGCTTCGTCACGAGGAATCCAGTCATCCGGTACTCAGCGTAACGCTCCATCAGACGTTGAACGCTCATGCCCTTGCGGTCACGGATTTTGTAACCGCGACGGAAGTCACCGAACAGAATCGGGAAGCTGTTTGCCGCGATGTCAGGCATTCCCTCGGGATTGATGATGCGGTATCCGTGCAAAGTAGCAGGAGCGCCCGCTTGAACCGGAGGTTGCCACAGGTATTGACCAGTTGTGTCCTTGATCTTGCGGACGGTCGCTTCAGTCAAGCTATTGAACGCCCACACACCGTTCCGGCGGTATGTTTTCTTCAAGCTGTAAAGCGCGTCGATCAAAACATCAAGGCCGTTGTTGTTGGCGTCAGTCAGAGCCGCCGCTACTTTGGAGTTCTTAGCGCGGGCTTGTACTTTCTTGTTGGACAGGATACCTTCAGGCTTCAGGACGCCGTCGCCGATAACGAAAGCGTCGTCCTCGGCCTTCGCGATATCTTCGCCAAACAATGCCGTTATTTCACCAAAGATGTCAGCCGCCGCGTCCTCAAGCGTGTTGTTCGGAACAAGAACAAGCGCCGTGATTTCGTTGATCGGCATATCTTCGAGGCCAGCTTTCAGGTCTTGCGGGTCAACCGCGATACCCTCGGAGCCCCATGCGATTGTTGCGCGTTGCGTGATCTTGCCGCCCTGTACGCGGTCGCGGGAAGTCGTGCCGACGTTTGCTACGCCGCGAATTTCCGCCTCGTCTTGAGCGATTTTCAGGATGCCGGACTCAACATCGGCAGGCAGGAAGTAACCGCCGTCAACGTCAACCAAGGACGACAACGCTTTTTGCTCCTGCTCCGTGTATTGCGCCTTTGCGCCGTAACGGACATACTTCTCAAAGCCGGACGTGCGGGCTTTCGCTTCAGGGTCTTGGTTCTCTTGCCCCGGTGCGAAGTTAGCGCGTTGCAATTTCAAGTCCAGTTCTTCGCGGGCTTTCTTCTCGGCTTCGTACTGGTCTTTCAGTGTTTTGAACTCGTTATCATAGGCGTCGATCTTTGCTTTTACGAGCGGGTCTTCCAGAAAGTTCGCGCCCTTCAAAGCGTCGAGTTCGGAGCGAAGGTTATCTGTGTTTTTCTTGATGCCTTCGAGCAATTCTTTAACTACATCAGCCATGTTCTTTCCCCTCCCATGATTTTAACGTTTTACAAGCTTCTTGAAATGCTTCTCAGCGTGGCTTCAAGTTCAAGCGATTCGGCCAGCGCTTTTATCTCGTCCAAGTGGTCGCCCGGCTCGTCCAAGTTATCAATAGGCGGCTCCTCGTCGTCCTTTTGAGTGCCGTTTGGCGGCGGCTCCGGTGTGACAAGAAGTGCCGATAATGCATCTATAGCGTTTTTGACCATCGTCATATCCTTTTGTGATAAGACGCGGCCCGCTTTAACCGCCCGTTGAACATCGAAAACAATGTCAACATAGCGCCAAAGGTCATCCAGTGACTTCACACCCTCAACCGATGCGAGGTCATTCATCCCCCATGTGACGAACGAATATTCCCACAGCTTCAATTCGACTAAATCGCGGATGCCTGTATTGTCGTCCCAAGCATCTTTGACCGTGTTGAAGCCGATGGACAACTCATTCACGACACCGTCCTCGACAAGAATCATCAGGTCTTTACCGAGCGTCGTCTTGGAGATTTTCGTCAGCGTGTACAGGCCTTTCGAATCCTCTTGAATTTCGGCCGGAACACCCACCGGGCTCCATGGGTCATGTTGCCACAGGGCTTTGATGCGCGAATTCTTGCGGCTTGCGTCGTCGCGCAAGGTCTTCACGAAAGCGCCCTGCTTCACCCGGTCTTTCCCGGCGTCGACGTAATCAAAGATTGATGCATAAGCTTCGATCTGATTTTTGGCCCCGTCGACTTTGAATTCTGTGACAAACGTTTTCTTAGGCACGGCTCACCCTCCCCCTATTCGATGACGTGATAGACTTCGGTACAGCGGCATTGAATGACTTCCCCGGCTTTGCCGCCCGGGTCGCCCGGATACATCAGCCCGTTGCTATAAGGCTCGTCCATCCCTTTTCTCTCGCCGCCGACACCTTCAGGCATATGTTTATGAGCGGCCCGTGTGTTACCGTCCTGCGTTTCGAGCCATTCCTTTTCAAGATTGAGCCCGGTTTCCTTCGCCCCCATGCGGCTTCCGTAGTTTGATGCTCCGATAACCTCGGTACGGGCGATGACCGTTGATCGTTTGGGGATGATATCGTCGAGGTATAAATCATCAATGCGTTTCGCAATCTCCGGGATGCTTTCGCCTGCGTCAACCGCTTCCTGCACGTTCGTACGCACTTGATCAAGTGTGGTATCCGTGATGTTGACAACCTTCTGACCTACAACTTGCGTTATGTACCCCCGGATGAAATTGCTAAAAACGTTGATGAATGATTCTTTTGTTTCGATGTGTAGCAAGCCTGCATCAGAT